AGAACAAGAAACAAAACCAGAAACAAAAAAAGATGAGTTAAAAGAGTACAGCGAGGGCGTTCAAAAAAGAATCGCTAAGTTAACTAAAAAAATGCGTGAGGCTGAAAGACAAAGAGATGAAGCCACACGATATGCTAAAAGTGTGCTTGAAAAACAAAAAGCAGCTGAAAGTAAATTATTAAAAATTGAACCTAGTTATATAGAATCTCTTGAGGCTAGTGTAAAATCAGGAATGGAAGCTGCAGTGGCTAAATTAGCACAAGCTAGAGAGGCTGGTGACATTAAGTCCGAGGTTGAAGCTCAAAAAGAGATAGCTAGATTAGGAGTTCAAGAAGCAAAAGTTATGGCTCAAAAGAGCAATATTCAAACTAAAGCCACTGATGTAAAAGAACCTACTTTAGATCAAGCTATAGAAAAACAGCCAGAACCAGCTGAACCAGATCCAAAAGCAGAGGAATGGGCATCTAAAAATAGATGGTTTGGTACAGATAGTGCTATGACTTACACTGCTTTTGATATACATAAAAAGCTTACAGAGGAAGAGGGATATGATCCTAAATCTGATGATTATTATTCTGAAGTGGATAAAAGAATAAGACTTGAATTTCCACACAAGTTTGATAATACTGAAAGTAAGGAAACGACTAAACCTACACAAACCGTAGCTTCAGCGAAGCGCAGTGTTAAATCTAGTCGCAAAACTGTGAGACTCACACCCTCACAAGTTACAATCGCTAGAAAATTAGGTGTGCCATTGGAAGAATATGCGAAACAATTACAACTCACGAAGGAGGTATAAGGCATATGGAAAACGATAAAATGAAATCTTCTCGTGCGAGCCAAAGTAGAACCAAAGAGGTTAAAAAAACTACATGGACTCCACCCTCATCTTTAGATGCACCCCCTGCACCTGATGGGTATAAACACAGATGGTTAAGAGCCGAAGTTTTAGGATTCGACGATACTAAAAACATGGCTGGCCATTTAAGATCGGGCTTTGAGCTTGTTAGAGCTGAAGAGTACCCGAACAGTGAATATCCTGTCATACAAGAAGGTAAATACAAGGGGATGATCGGAGTAGGAGGCCTTCTGCTGGGAAGGATACCGAATGAAGTCGTTGAAGCGCGAAAAGAGTATTTTGCAAAACTTACTCAAGATAAAACAGACGCTATCAATAGTGACTTGATGAAGGAACAGCACCCTAGTATGCCTATCAATAGTGAAAGGCAGACTCGTGTAACTTTCGGTGGTACGAAGAAAAGTTAATTTTTTAACGATTTTTCTCCAACGAAATAAACTTAAACAAGGAGAAAACAAATATGGCTAACCAAGATGCAGCCTTTGGACTAAAACCAATTGGCTTTTTGGGTAGTACACCGATGAACTCTGGACTTACAGAATTTGAAGTCGCAGCTTGTGCATCAGCTTTTTCACAAAATGACTTGATGAAAGTTATTAACACTGGAACAGTTGGTATTGCAGCAGCTACTGACAACGGAGCTCTTTTAGGTTCAGCTCAAGGTGTATTTTTTACGGATGCCACTACTAGCAAACCAACATTTGCTAACAATCTTAGAGGTAGTAATGCCGCTACAGATATTAAAGCATTTGTTACAGACAGTCCGCACCAAGTGTATGAGATCCAGTCTGACAATAGTGGTGCATCAGCACAAACAGACGTGTTCAACAACGCTGACGTAGCAGTTTCAGCAGGTGTTACACCAAACTTTATTTCAAAAACTGAGTTAGGTGATAGCACTTTAGCAACAACTACTGCAAACTTAAGAATTATTGGAGTATCTGATGATATTAGAAATAATGATTTAAGTTCAGCAAATGTTAACTTTAAAGTTATCATTCTTGAGCACTTCTATTCAACCGCAACAGGCGTATAATAGGAGGATAACTATATGGCTATAACAAGAGGACAACTAGTTAAAGAACTAGAGCCAGGTTTGAATGCATTATTCGGCTTGGAGTATAATAGATACGATAACGAACATGCTGAAATCTACGATGTAGAAACTTCAGACAGAGCGTTCGAAGAAGAAGTAATGTTATCAGGCTTTGGCAATGCAGCAGTAAAAGCTGAAGGTCAAGGTGTAACATTTGATTCTGCAAACGAAACGTTTACAGCTCGTTATACAAACGAAACAATCGCACTTGCGTTTTCAATCACTGAAGAAGCGATCGAAGACAACTTGTACGACAGATTAGCAAGCAGATACACAAAAGCTCTTGCAAGATCTATGTCAAACACAAAACAAGTTAAAGCTGCGAATGTTTTAAACAACGCGTTCAGCTCATCATTTGCTGGTGGGGATGGAAAAGAGCTTTGTGCTACTGACCACCCAATCGTTGCTGGTACATTCAGAAATGAATTGTCAACAGCGTCTGACTTAAACGAAACATCGTTAGAGCAGTCTTTAATTGACATCGCAGCAATCACAGATGAGAGAGGTCTAAAAATTGCAGCAAGAGGAGTAAAAATGATTATTCCATCTGAGCTACAATTTACTGCTGAAAGACTTATGAAGTCTGCAGGTAGAACTGGAACAGCTGACAATGATATCAATGCAATCGGATCAATGGGAATGATTCCACAGGGTTATACTGTGAACCACTTCTTAACTGACACTGATGCATTTTTCATCAAAACAGACGTGCCTAATGGATTAAAAATGTTCGTTAGATCACCTGTGAAAACAGCTATGGAAGGTGACTTCACTACTGGAAACGTTAGATACAAAGCTAGAGAGAGATATTCATTTGGATTCTCAGACCCTAGAGGTATCTTCGGATCACCAGGAGCGTAATAATTTAAATATTACAACTAAAGGGGGCTTTCGGGCCCCCTTTTTTTATGCTATTAACAAACTCATGAAAGAGTACGTCATTAAAATTTTCACTAAAGAATTACAAACAAAGTTTAATATTCAAAGAAAAGAACCTATTTCTCAAATAGAAGATGCCCATAAAGAAATCATTGACTATCTGGGAAAAAATGATATAGAATGGGAGCCAAACCTGTTAAAATATAATGCAGGTTTTTATATAACCTATGAGGAGGTTGATAATGGCAGAAGACAAAATGTTACTGTTCTCGAAGAAACTAAAACTCGAATCTAGATGGAACGAAATGTTTCTTGAAAACCAAGGACAAGTGACACCTGAAATGTCAGCTCTAGGAGATGAGATCAAAACAGTCATTAGATCTATCCTAAGAGAGCAAGAAAGCCCTAGAAACGCTAAAGATTTAGAAACACATCTTTTCGCTAGCTAACTAGGCAACACATAAAAGTGGTTACACTTTGTAAGGATACCTTGCACTTTTCAATAATCTGATATATAGAAAAATTACTATACAATTAATTTGAGCATGGACGAGTATAGTCGACGGCCTAGAGACCATGTTCAAAACTAGGAGGATATAATTATGGCAACAACAACTTTTTCAGGTCCAGTTAGATCTGAAAGCACAGTTAAAACTGTAAGTAAAAACTCTACTACTGGAGTTATTACTGAAATCATCACCATGGGTGATGCACCCGTAGCATTAGGGGATGAGAATAAAACTCTTGACGCTGCAACACATAGCGGAAGAACTCTTGTAGTTCCTGCAATCGGATCTAATAGAACAATTACTTTACCTGCACCAGTTGCTGGTCAAACTTACAAATTGATCTATGGCGGTGCTGCAGAGGAAGCAGAAAATCTAATTATCGTAACACCAGGGAATACTAACTTTTTCATTGGTTGTATCGTTCACTTAGATTCAAATGCTGATAACACATCAATTTACTCTAACGGAAGCTCTAACTCAAAGTTAACTCTTACAGATTTTGGTTGCTTTGAAATTAATATTATAGCTAAAGATAGTACGAATTACTTTATTCATGGTTATGCAGAAAGTGCAGATGCACCTGCATTTGCAGATCAGTAATATATAATTTTGTGGGGGCTTCGGCCCCCACAGTTTCTTGATTAAGGAGGGAAACAATGGCAGACACAGTAACAGGTCCAACTATCTTGCAACAAAATGACAAGAGAGTGACCATAAAAATAGTAAACCAATCAGATGGAACCGGTGGAACAACTGTATTCGCGGATGTATCTGCACTA